CTTTATGAAATCATTGCGTACACTCAAAGTAAAAGCTTTTACGCTCATTGAAATGAAGGATAGTAAAATTCTTTATATTCTCCAGTTTATGACAATCCGCTCAGATGTCACTTGTACCTTGTCAATCAATGCCCTAGCAATGGCTTTTTGTCCATCATAATCAATGCTTGCGATATCCTCACAGTCTAGTACCTGTTTTATATTATTTCTTCGTTCATGACCTTGTATTTCTGGGTCATTTTTTAGTTCCTCCTCAAGTGTAGTTCTCAATGTCATAAATTCTGAGGACCTTTTTTGTAGCTCGTCCAATGTGATGCGGTCATCAATATACAAGTCATTTAGCCTGCTCAGTTTCCTAGTAAGCTCCTCGATTTGCTTTTGGTAGCTATCACGGTCTATGGTACTTGATTGCGTGCTAAAAAGTTTCTCAATATAGCTCTGATCGTGCTGTAACTTGCTTATTTCTGTAATGATATATTTCTCTAATTCGTCCTTTTCATAAGCTCCAGAGTGACATTTTTGATTGTTATTGTAGACAGTTACCCCAGCCGTCTTCCTTGGATGCCGTTGGTAGCATTCGTATCTAATAAATCTAGTGCCATCTTTGCGGATACCGCCCATTATTAGCTTGAGAGGCGCGTGACAATATCCACACTGTGCAAGCCCTGACAGCATATACTTAGCCTGAAACGGTCTAGGGTTTGTCTTTTCTGCAGCAATCCTCTGTCTGATTTTTAACTCCTCTTGCGTCCTCTTATACACATCCTCCGTGATAATAGCTTCATGCTCCCCAGGGAATAATTGGCCCTTGTACTGATTGTAGCCACAGTAGACAGGATTTGACAGGATACCTCTGACAGCTCTGTAATTCCAGCTAATTTCTTTTGGGTACTTCTCGTTTAAGTCGTCCCTTAATTTGGTAATAGAACGGCCTGCCAGATAACGCTCGAAAATGTACTTGACTACTAGCGACTGTGCTGGGTTTATGGTCAGTGATCCTGTCTCTTTCTGATAGTCGTAGCCATAGGAAGTTCTGCCCCACATCATAGATTTTCCAGCCTTGGCACGTCCCAGTTTCCCTAGTTGCATACGCTCTTTGATTTGTTCCCGTTCGAGCTGAGCGAATACGGATAACAAACCTATAACGGCTCGCCCGAATGGTGTCGAGGTGTCGAAGTTTTCTAGCAGGCTTACGAACTCAATATTATTCTTTAAAAAGATATCCTCTATCAAGTATAGAGTGTCCTTTTGGCTACGGCTCAACCGGTCCAGCTTATATACTAGTACCGTGTCAAATAGCTTGCTCTGGGCATCTTTTATCAATTGCTCAAGTGCTGGGCGCTCGGTTGTAGAGCCAGAGAAGCCTCCGTCTGTATATACTTTGTAAACGTGCCAGTCTTTTATATCGCAGTAGCTTTCCAGCTTTGCTTTCTGTTCTTCTATCGAGTACCCTTCTTCCAACTGGGCAGTAGTAGAAACTCTAATGTATATTGCAACCTTAGACATATCCTCACCCCCAACGGCTTTCATTGAGTTCTTCACGGTGCACTCTATTATGTTCGGACGGTGTCAGTATTTCAAGGTTCTCCAGTCGGTTGTCTTGTTTATTTCTATTTTTGTGATGCACTATTTCATCTTTCTTTAGGTATCGTCCTATATGTTGTTCTATGACAAGCCTGTGCTCATAGACATACCCTAAAATTGCCTTAGGGTGGCTTGGGCAATGCACCATATAGTAACCGTTTTGTATTTTTCTGCCTCCTTTCCAATTTCCATGATTTTCTCCTGAACCAAATACGGTCTTGGCAGTTACAGGGTCAAGTTTTTTTATACCAAATTTCTTAAACCTCCTAGAAATAACAGTAGGAGTAACTCCTAACTCTCTAGCTATTCTATTCAACCCTTTATTTTCTTGGAAATACATAGCCTCTAGCTTAGTTTTAAGTTCATTTTCCGTTATTCCCAACCTGTACTCTAGAGAGTTCAATTTATTTACATCTCTAGTCTTTATACCAAGTTCCCTCATCCAATTTCTGAGTGTGATAGGGGATTTTATCCCCAGCTTTTGGCAACACTCTTCAAGAGTAAGACCTTGATTGTGGTATAGGTTTTCTATAATTTCTTTTGATGGTCTATCAATTTTTTCCATTTTTTTACTCCATTCTATGATAAAATAGAGTATAGTAAAACAGCCTAAGAATTAGGTGTTTTGCTATACAATTTTCAAACCTCACGCTCTCCTCGACCAAAATTTGAGCGTGGGGCTTTTTTTAATAGTCTAATACCATTGACGCATTTTTTTCATGCGCAATTCTTTTAGCTTCGTTATCATACACAGTGATTTGCACTCGCTTATATGAGTTATGATCCGCATTATATTGATTTAGGACAGCTACTTTTAAGTCATAAATGCTATTAACTAAATCTTGTGCCTCTGCTTTTTCCAAGTAGTCTCTGGATAGATTTAACGCGACTGCCAGATTGCCATCATAATAAAATACAGTACCATTTTTTAAACCTAATTCCTTTTGAAACTTATAAGCAATAACTCCCATATAGTCCTCATTGCCAGTTAAAGAAGTAGGTGCATCTTTGACATCTACATCAAGACCCTTGCTTTTCGTCTCTTTCTTGCTACTAGACTGCTTTGTTTCAACTTGTTCAGTCTCTTGTTCTTGGCTTGGTTCAGTCGCAGTTTTCTGTTGACTGCATCCAGTTAAAAATAGAGTGAGTGTAGCGATTGTTGCGAGTGTTACCTTTTTCATATTTTCCTCCCAGCTTTTAGTGTGGTTCAGTGATTGCACATCTTTTTAATTTTTGTAAATTTCAACGACTTCTCCAATTGTCCGGATGTCGTCATTCTCTGTTAGATAGATTTCCTCATAGCTATTATTAAGGCTTTGTAAGTACCAGGAACCATCATAATCTCTTTTAAGTTTTTTAACAAAGTTTTTGCCATTTACCTGGAAGATACCAATATCATTGATGTCTACCTGACTAGTAATCTTAATAAATAATAGATCGTTATCTTCTATAAGTGGCTCCATTGAGTCGCCAGCTACTTTAGCTATTGTATCATACCTGTCAGGTACATCATTGGATCTCAATCTCACTTCCATGTGTAGGTTGTCCTCTTGGAAAGTACCATGACCTGCAGCTACTAACCCCTCTACGTAGTCAGTGATGTAATTGTCATCTTGAGATTTCTCGAAAATAGAGGGAACAACGGAAGCCTCTTGCTCCTCAAGTTGCTCTTTAGCAAAATACAAAACTTTTTCTTGTCTATCTTTTGAGAGTTTGCTGTAGATAGGTAATATTTCAGTCTCAGCTAAATCAATACCGTTAAAATAATCTAATGGCACATCAAAGAAATCAGCAAGGATTTTAACAGATGAAAGTCTAGGCTCTTCTTTGTTATTTTCCCATTTAGAAATTTTTCCCTTATTAAAATTGATAGTATCAGGGTAATTCTTATTTAACGCATCAGCCAATTCTTCAAGAGTTAGGCCGTTATTTTTTCTAAGCTCTTTTATTCTATTTCCTATCATGATCATTACTCCTTATCTACTAAGATAATACCATAAAAGTTGCGTTATCGCAAATTTTTTGGAAAAAAATAAAAAAAGTTGTTGACAACGAAAAAAATAGAGTGTATACTAGACTCATAAAACAAAGTTGCGAAAACGACAACTTAGAAAGGAGGGGTTACATGGGAGGCGCTTTAGTGCTAGATAAACCATATCATAATTTAAAAGGAATTATAGTTTCAAAAGGGTTGAAGCAGAAAGATATTGCTGAAAAATTAGATATGGATAAGTCAACGTTAAGCATGAAACTTAACCGATACCGAGGCAGAGATTTTACATTCTCAGAAGCAAGCAAGTTAGCAGAGCTACTAGGTGTCAAGATGGAAGATTTCTAGTAGTATTTTTTTACTCTAAAAGTTTCGAAAACAACAACTTAGAAAGGAGATCACATGAACGAACTCATCAACGTAACATTGAATGACAACCAGGAACCAGTTGTGTCTGGTAGACAGTTACACGAGGCTCTGGAAGTCAAAACGCCTTACTCAATGTGGTTCGACAGAATGATCGAGTACGGTTTTACTGAAAATCAAGATTTTTTGCTTAACAATTTTGTGAAGCAAACAGGTCGAGGCGGTCATAACAAAGTTGACCACGTCATCAAGTTAGACATGGCCAAAGAAATTGCTATGATCCAGCGAACAGAACGAGGCAAGCAAGTCCGACAATACTTTATCCAAGTAGAAAAAGACTTCAACAGCCCTGAGAAGATTATGGCAAGAGCCTTGCTTATGGCTGATCAGAAGGTCCACAAGCTAGAGGCTCAGATAGAAGCTGATAGACCAAAGGTGCTATTTGCAGAGGCAGTCAGTGCTAGTCACACATCTATCTTGGTCGGAGAGCTAGCGAAGCTACTTAAGCAGAACGGGGTAGATATTGGAGCAACTCGCTTGTTTAGCTGGCTACGAGCCCACGGATACCTAATCAAACGCAATGGACGTGATTGGAACATGCCGACACAAAAGAGCGTAGAGATGGGACTTATTCGTGTTAAAGAAACAAGCATCACACATGCTGATGGCCACATCACAGTGAGCAAAACGCCACTTGTAACTGGCAAAGGGCAGCAGTATTTCATCAATAAATTTCTTAACCGGGAGTTACTACCAGTTTAAAACAAAAAGCCCTCAAGGAACGGCAATTCCATTGAGGGAATAAGAAAAATACTTATGAGGTAATTATATCATGAAAAAAGAAAAAAAGAAATGGGAGCCACGCATCTCAAATGTCATGGCGGACGGATCACAGTTAGACGATCTTACGGGTTATGTCATCCCTGCTGGGCATTCTTATTATGACATTATCCGAGGCATGCATAAACGGACATGAAAGGGGCTTAAATATGGGGTATGCAATATATAATCAGGAACACTCAAGAAAACTATACAGCGTTAAATAACGCATTTACACAGGACAGTAGGCTTGAGCCAGCAACAATCGGGATATTAACAGTAATTTTGACTAATAAGCCCGACTGGGTTGTATATCCTGAGGAAATCGCTAGACGATTAAACATCAGCAGACGGACAGTAGATAGGCATTTTAAGATACTAGAACAGTGTGGTTACTTGTTATCTGTACGGATTAGTCACGGCAGAGGAAACGGTACAGAGTTCAAACGTTTCTTTTCAGACAGCCCTATGACGGAAGACTATAAGGGTTACCTGAAACAGAAGCTGGCAGAGGAGTTATCCACAGGCGTTTAGGTAGCTACATTTTACACTTGGAAGATTTTGCCATGTTAAAAATTGCCATGTTAAAAATTGCCATGTTAAAAATTGCCATGTTAAAAACTGCCCCCTAATAAGTACTAACTATATAACAAGTACTAACTATACAACAATCTAAGCCTACGGCACTAACTTAATAACAAGTACTAACCAACAACAAACTAGTACTTATAAATAAAAAAAGAAAAGAGATAAAAAAATGACTACAAACGACAACATCAAAACTATTGAACGCATCCAAGAATTACAACAAGATCTACACGGTATCGCAATGACTGGGATGCTAACACTAGCCATCATCGGTTCTAAAGGAATAGAGACAGCAATACTAGAAAATACGATGGAAACGATCCACAAAGTATCACATGCTATCCAGGACGTGCTAGACGGCAAAACATCAAAGCAAGCCATCAACTCACATCTAGCTAGTGAAGACAAAGAAGAGGGAGACGAATAATGTTAGAAAAAATCAAAAAACTATTAAATTTGGACTATTTCAATGAAAACGAAGATGAACCAGTACAGCACAGTGGCAGTTTGATTGATATCCGCACACTACAAGCTCGGGTACGAGAGCTACAAGAAGTCATTCGCAAACAAAATGCAATCATGCGAGAACTCTCAGAAGATAATATCCGCTTAGGATACGAATGCAAGCACTACGCTGATAGAGTGGCAGTCCAACAGCGTCTCATTGATGTATATGAGAACATGAACAATTAAGGAGGCTCACATGGACAGAGGACTATTTGGAACCTTTGACTATGATCGTGATTACTTACAACCTGAGCCACAGCGTGAAACCTATGATCCTGATGAGTGGGTATTTGTAGGTGGGCGCTGGGTGTTTGTAGGAGATGAGTGATATGGAAGTAAATTGCCGTGATGATGCTTATTGGCGCAAGTACTATGAGAGACTTTGCCACAATCTGGGAGAAATCGTAGACGAACAGCAAGACAAAATAATCTCACTAAACAAGAAAAACAGCCGTCTTAAGCGTGAAATCTGGAACATGAAGAAAACACAAAGGAGAATGAGATGACAAATAACCAATTAACAACGCAAGCAAAGCGTGATATAGCAGTAGACACTAGTGTCTGGACATTTCAAGATGTCAAACGCTACTTTGATCCTCAGAATTTACTGACTGAGAAACAGGTTGGGCAAGCCTTATCCCTTATCAAAGGACGCAACCTGAACCCGCTAGCAAATGAGGTCTACATCGTGGCCTACAAAAAGAAAACAGGTGGGACAGAGTTCAGTCTGATTGTATCGAAAGAGGCGTTCCTCAAACGTGCTGCACAAAATCCAAACTATGAGGGGTTTGAGGCTGGTATAGTCACAGTAGATGAAGAGGGTATCATGCACGAACGCAAAGGAGCTATCATGCTACCTGGAGATACTCTTGTCGGTGGATGGGCCAGAGTGTACCGCAAAAACTTCAAGGTCCCCGTTGAAATCTTCGTAAGCCGTGAGGAATACGACAAGAAACAGAGCACATGGAACGCCATGCCAGCTACTATGATCCGTAAAACAGCACTAGTCAACGCTCTACGTGAGGCATTCCCAGAGGATTTGAGCAACATGTACACGGAAGATGATGGTGGGGAAACATTTGACCGCATCAAGGACATCACGCCTCAAGAACCTCAAGAGAGCCGTGAGGATGTAGTAGCACGTAAGATGGCTCAAATTGAGCAATTTAACAAAGAGCAAGAAGTAACTCATCCAGAGCCTGAACTAGTAGAAGAAGCAATCCAAGGCGAGCTACTAGACGGTGAGCTAGAGTACTAGGAGGACAACATGCAAGAATTACAAGTAAAAATAACAAAGGCTCAAGTTGAAATCATTGACCGTGAGAAGTTTGAGCAGAATATCAATGAGGTTGTAGCTAAGTATGAAAATTACACAGTGACAGCTGGAACCATCAAAGATGACAAGCAGGTATTAGCGGACTTGCGCAAGCTCAAGAAACAAATCTCTGATGAGCGGATTAAGATCAAGCGTGAACTCTCACAATCAGCTGATGAATTTGATAAGTACATCAAGGACACCAGCGAGCCTATGGACGATGTCATCAACAAGATTGCAAATGACGTCAAGGAATTTGAAGAGCATCAAAAAGCTGTCCGCTTGGATACAGTCAAGAGCTACTTAGCTAATAAATCGGCTGAGTATATGCTAGATCCTCGGATCTTCGACGAAAAAGCTACAGAATACATCAAAGCCAGCGACTTTATGGCAGATGGCGTGACGCTCAAGAAAACCACAATGAAATCACTTGATGACATGGTTACATTTGAGTACCAGAGCCAGCAACAGCTAGAAAAAGCAAAAGCAACCATCTCAGGGCAATGTGCAGAGTACGGCATGACTGATCAACCATACATCCGCATGCTACGGGACCTTACTCTTGTAGAGGTGCTTGAACAAATCAAGTCTGACTATGTTTTCGAAAAACAAAAAGCAGAAATGCGACTAGCTCAAGAGCAAGCTGAGCGACTTCGAGCGTCTCAAGAAGCTAAGGAAGAGGAGCAAGCTCCAAAATCGACGGAGACCGCCAATTTTGACCCAGAAACGGGCGAAATCTTGGACGGTGGGCAAATCCCCCAGAATACTCAAAACGAGCTGAGAGGGGCTGAAAATGAGCCAAAACGGTACACCCAAAAAATGACACTTGAAGTGTATTTTACAAGCACGGATGAAAAGGACCGTTTCAAAGTGGCGCTTGCTCAAGCAGGATTTGAACATAAGACAAATTACCAGGTCAGCGGTTATCAACGCATTGAGCCATTGACTCAAGCTGAGCTAAACGAACAGAACGGGTGGTAGACATGGAAATTAGAAAAATTTCAAGCAGCATAGCCCTCTACTCAGACGGTAAGAGGTTACAAGTCATCCATAATCTAGGGGATGAGTTTATCCTGGATCTTGAGTTTAAGACTTATGAAGCTCTGAATGTTGACGATCTAAGCCGTAGCAGTGTGAGTGATATTACCCCAATCTTTAAAGTGAGTGGGTATTGCTCACGAAGTGGCGAAGATACCCAACGCTTAAAATGGGCCATCCGTCAATTTGAAGAATTTGACGAGTACCTGATTGCCCATCATGACGAACTGGTTGAATGGTGGAAAAACCCAGGAGGGGAATATGAATTTTAGAAAGAGTGATTTACTTAATTATAGACAACTTTGGTGGCTTGATAAATTTCTAATCGGCCATAAAGGATACATCGCTGGAGGATGTTTCAAAAACATATTCAATAATGAACGTGTTAAAGATTTAGATATTTTCTTCGAGAGCGAACAAGATTTTATTGAGGCTAAAAAGTATTTTAAGCAACAAATGAAAGATAAACCCCAAGAATGGCGCTTTTCTTACGAGAATAAAAACTGCTGGTCAATTTATTCAACCAAAGAAGAAGTTCGTCTTGAACTTATTAGAAACACATACGGAAAACCTAAAAATGTTATTTCAAATTTTGATTTCACAATAACTAAGTTTGCTTATTACAAAAATTATGACAATTTGGACGAAGAAAATTATATGGCTGTTTTTGAAGTCATATTTCATGAAAACTTCTTTGAGCATTTACATACAAAAAGGTTGGTCGTAGATGCTCGTCTGCCTTACCCAGTCAGCACTTTCAACAGAATATTGAGGTATGCCAAATACGGCTATCAGCCATGTAGAGAAACAAAAATAAAAATTGTCACAGAGTTGGCCAAACTAGACCCCGAAAATGAAAAAGATTTTGAAGAACAATTCGGTAAAAGTTTGTATGAAGGGATGGATTAAATGATTAACAATATAGTGCTGGTTGGAAGATTAACAGCAGCGCCCGATCTACGCAAAACGCCTAACGGTGTATCTAGTCTACAGGGCACGTTGGCAGTAAATCGCAACTTCAAAAACCAAAACGGAGAACGTGAGGCTGATTTTATCAACTTCCAGTCTTGGCGTGGAGTAGCTGATGTCATTGCTCAGTATTGTAGCAAAGGTTCTCTTATTGGGATCACAGGACGCTTACAAGTTCGGAGTTACGAAAAAAACGGAGAGCGTCGCTATGTTACCGAGGTAATTGCTGAAACTGTGACCTTGCTGGAGAAGCGTAACAGCAGCCAAAACAACAACCAATCAAGTGGCTATAACTCACCATTTGCTGGAGCTAGCTCACTTGATATCTCGGATGATGATTTTCCATTTTAGGAGGTATAGATGTCAGATATTAAAATACTTGACGCTTGCTGTGGAAGTCGTATGTTTTGGTTTGATAAAAACGAGAGGCATACAACTTTTATGGACATCAGACAAGAAAAGTTTGATATACACGGGAAAAAGGTCAATGTAGACCCTGATGTTATCGGTGATTTTCGTGATATGCCATTTGAAAATAACACTTTTAATTTGGTTGTTTTTGACCCACCTCATTTAAAATGGGCAGGTAAAAACTCAATCATGAAAGCTCAGTATGGTCAGCTGGATAAAGTTACCTGGTCGGAAGATTTGGCCAAAGGTTTTGAAGAATGCATGAGAGTTCTAAAAGTTGGAGGCACGCTAGTTTTTAAATGGTCTGATTGTCAGATAAATGTAAAAAAAATACTAGACGTGATACCATTCAAGCCCTTATTTGGTCAGCAAAGAGGCACAACACACTGGCTAACGTTTGTAAAGTTTGAGGAGGACCAGAATGGAGTGGACGGATTGGGTGGAACAGGAACCTGAAACCAAAACGGACATCAAAACCAAAATTGAAAACGATGGCTACACTTACCCTCACTTTGACAAAACACGGAGAGGCGTCAGATTTGTAATCTGCACAGAAGCAATCCAGAAAGATTGCAAAAGGCTGGACGTTGCATTTGATGATGTCTATCCGCTACAAACTAAACTTTTTTAAAAAAACAGGAGCAAAAAATGAAATTCGTCTTAAATATCGACCCTCGGCCACAGTCAAGGGCGAGATTTACACGATTTGGCAAGCCTTATGAGGTAGCTGAGATGAAACTCTGGCGGAACCAGTGCAAGTTTCTCATCGCTAATCAGTACATAGGCCAGCCGATGCTAGAGGGCGCTCTGAGGGCGCGGGTGAGGTTTTTTATCGAGCCCCCTCAGTATATCTCTAATCGTAAAAAGAACCATCAAGGGTTACTGGATGAGACAATTCCAGTAGGCAAGAAGCCAGATATAGATAACTATGAAAAATCTCTATATGACAGCATGTCAGGGGTCGTCTTCAAAGACGATGGTCAGATAGCTATGCACGATGTAGGTAAGTTTTACAGCCTCAAGCCTAGAATTGAGGTAGAAATCGAAGAAATCAACAAATAGGAGACAAAAATGGAAATGATGCTAATAATTATTGTCAGCATTACACATCTAGTGGCCCTCGTTTGGGCCATTGGATTGGCAGTGATAGCAAATATGGAGAATTGTGATGAGTGATGATCTAAAAGAATTGATTTTTAACACAATCTTATGCTTGATGTGTTTTATCGCCGGTGCCGTGCTTGGAAATGTTGTTCCAGTCAATTCCCGGCCTGAAAAACAACCCATAATCATCCACGTTGTGGATAACTCAGGCGGTACGATGGCAGGACAAATCACAGACAAGGAAATCATAGAGGGACGCTACACAGTCACAGCAGGGGCTTATGGCAAGTTTCTAGTGACCAAGGAGCAGTACGAAGCTATCAAGGTTGGTGATCAAACCCCTGAATACTTGAAAAAAAGAGGAAATTAAGGTGACAAAAACTATTGAATTACCAGATTATTATAATCCTGACCGAAAAAATGCAAGATACGGATCATTGGAAGAACTTAAAGAGTTGTTACTCTATAAGCGTATCGTGAAATGGGATAAAGACTTTCTGCTACTTGAAGATGGTACAAAGGTCACTATTGAAATGTCTGAAAGTGATTGTTGTGCCTCGGCAGGTGGGGAGTTCCGAAATGTAAAACTAGATGCAGTTATTACCGATGTCAAAATCGGCGAACGAACAACAGAGGAAACTGATTGGGGAGAAACTACCAGTACGAACAGAGTCACCATTTATCATAACCAGAACCCGATAGCCCTAGCCGAATGTGAGGCTAATGACGGTAATGCTGGTTATTACTACAGTGTAGCGTCTCTAGTGATTGGAGATATCCACTTCCCAGTAGTCGACGCTTAGGAGGTGAAGGTATAATGCCAAATTGGGCCGAAGGAACTCTTAAATTAAGAGGAAGAAGCGAAAATATTGCATTAGCATTAAAAAAAATGCTATTAAGCGACACTGTGACGCTAGAAGATGAATATGATGGCACTCTGCTTAAATTCAATAACACAGCTCCCTATTTTTACATCAATAACACAAGACGAGCATTTATTGATCAAAAACAAATAGAAGTTTGGCTTGAAGAAAAATTTTGTATCGTTGAACTGGATAAATTCAAGCAAGCGTGGAGTGCTATTCCAGAAAATTATCAAGAAATTTCAAGTAAATTTGATGTTGATATTAAAATCTTTACGTTTGAGTGTGGCATAGAATTCACGCAGGAAATTGAAATTTCCAAAGGCAAAATTATCAAAAATGTTTGTTATGAATATGATGATTATCAATGGGAAGTTCCATTTAGCAATTTAGGAGGTTGAAGGATGAAGAAAGAAGAATTGATCGATAAGTACGAGAGAAAATATGAAACTATTTATGGTTCCCCGGTCATCCAGCTCAATCAAATTTTGGAAGATCTAAAACAACTAGACGGACCGCAGAAGCTAGCCGTTCCGCAGTTCGTAGCAGATTGGTACGAGGAAAACAAAGATGATTTTGAAGGGAATTTGTTTCGATTTGCCCATAATATTCCGTCAACTTTTGACGGCGCTAAACTTAATGAGTTTGAAAGGTGGTTTCTAAACGCTAGCACAAAAGCATTTCAAACCCTAGTCAATATGCACCAATTTGGCTATGAAGTTGAGAGAGAAGAACGCTATTATATAAGGCTTAAGAATGTTGATGAAAATTATAATTACTTAACCTGTATTAAGCATCTCCATGCTTGGGCGTTAACAGAAATAAAAAGAGATAAAAAATTCCGTACTGAACACACCCGTAAAGAGCTAGAGGAAGCTGGTTTTGGTGAAGTGTTTGACAGCCCATTGTTTGAAGTTGAGGAGGTGGAAAATGAGTAGATTTGAAATATATTTATCTAAAAACGACCTTGAGCATATCGCTAACGGGCATGATATAAAAATAAAAATCAACGGTAAAATATTTTTGACAACAAATGAAATCATTTTGAAACCTGCATTGATAAATGATGTTATGGCTCCGATATTGAATTATAAAAATAAAATAATCGATACTGAACAGCAAAATATTGTTAATAATTTCATGGGAGGTGCAAGATGATTCCAAAATTTAGAGCGTGGGATACCACGAATAAAGAGATGTTTAAAGACACTTTCGCAATAACAGAAAGTGGGCAAGTTGTAGTGGTTGAACAGGAATTTGTAACAAGCATTCCAGATTATGTTTTTGTTGACCATCTAGTCATCATGCAATCCACGGGACTATTTGATAAAAACGGCAAGGAGATCTTTGAGGGGGATGTTATCGCTATAGAAGTGGACGACACTGGAACGCCAATAAATGCAAGAGTTTTCCAAAATAGCAAGATAGGCGTTTTGATGTTCCATGTTTTTAAAGACAACGAAGATGTACCGATGGTAGAGTTGCTAGAAGATAATTCGGTGGCGTTCGAAATCATCGGCAACATTTACGAAAATCCAGAATTGCTGGAGGTTGAGTGATGGAAATTGGCAACAGAGAGTACAACGCAATTACTGAAAGCACGCTTGATTTGGAAGTGTTGGTTGGTCAAAATGTTTTAAAAGCTCTAGCTACTATTGTATTTGACGGTGCGAAAAAGGTAGTAATCCCAATCAAATTAAAAAACGGAATGAGTTATAAAGTCACAGTCAAGGAAGATGCAGAACGAATTTAGAGGAACTAGTCACTACACGCAATAAGTACCAACGGAAACTAGAAGACAAGAATGCATATCGTGAATTGTGCGAGACAGTCGGAAAGAACAATGCTACTGCCAATAGAGAGTGGTTGCGTAGGAAGGTAAAAGAATTAGATAGAAAGATTGAAGAGCTATCTGGACTGTAGAGGGTGCAACTCCCTTTACAGTTATATGCCACAAAAAAATAAATAGAAAAAATACTGTAATACAAATAGAATATCAGTCTTCAAGTGGCAGAAAGACAAGGCTTACTAACTTTAATCGGTTGGTAGGTCATACAGTGCGAGGAAATCAATAATTAAACTTTGGTTTTACCCTTAACACTCGCACTAAACGGTCAAACTATAAAATTAAAAAAGGAGTTTTCTTTCTAAAATGTCTCTATCATCACTAGGCGTCTGACCGTACGCCACCCCCTTGCCGAAGCGGGGCCGTGGAAAGTTGCTGGAGCGTTACCAGCCGAGGGGTTAAAGGGCTAAATAAAGAGAAAGGAGATGCCTCTCTAAATTCATAAATCTAAATACAACATAAAAAAATCATGATAATTCAAAAACAATCAGGCAGACCATTAGCCCTTGGTACGCTTGATTTTCAAGGGAGAGAAAGAGAATAGATGTTTTTTAATGAGCTACTAAAAAATAAAACAAAGGAGAATGCCAATCGTACGCTAAAGCGGTACAGAAATTACTTGCGTATCGCTGGGGAGGAGTATAGCCCTAAGGTTACGGCCACATATTCGCTAGAACCTAAGAGTGCTCCAGGATCCCCAAGCAAACAAACTGAAAATATGGTATTGAGACGGGTCAGCGCCCAACAAGAACTAGAACATATCGCAGAAGCTATCAATAGACTATCAGACGCTAATTTGTCGCAGATCTTAATCGAGAGGTATTGCCGGTTAAGATTTAGGCAAGACAAAGAAATTTACCCAGCTTTGGGCTACTCATCTAGCGAATATTATCGACTGCTGGATCAAGCACTATTTGAATTTGCGGAAGCATACAAAGGCGGGGAGTTGCTTGTCTTTAATTTGGGAGATAATTGGGAGATTTGTGGGAGATAATTGGGAGATAATTGGGAGATAATGGACTGCTTAACGTGGTATTATGGTATCAGGCAAGGAAATGTAAAAACAACACGCACACGACGGCTGAATAACTCCAGTTAAACTATTTTTGTATCTCCTTATAAATTATTAGTTAATTTTTTTCATGTTACGGATTACCTTGCCTTTTATTTTTAATACAAAACACGGTCACAGGATGTGGCCTTTTTATTTTGTCCAAATAAACGAGTAGAGGAGGGCAGGGCTTGGGTAGAGCTAGAGACCCCAACCGAGACAAGGCATTTGAAATCTATTCAGAACACAATGGAAATATTGAGCTGATTGAGATTGCTGGGCGTTTGGGTGTTTCAGCTGGCACAGTCAGAGGTTGGAAGAGTAAAGATGAATGGGAACCCAAAGTAAAAGGAACGTTCCCGAAAAGTAATAAGGAACGCTCCAAAAAGAAAAAAATGGGTCCGCCAAAAGGTAACAAGAATGCTGTAGGCCATGGAGCACCTAAGGGTAACTCAAATGCTGTGACGCATGGCCTGAGAAGACGCTACTTACCAGAGGGTATATCTGAGCTGATAGATGAAGTTGAAGCTATGAGCCCTATTGATATCCTTTGGGAAAACATCACGCTAGCATATGCTAATATGCTGCATGCTCAGCGCATTTTGTTTGTAAATGATGTAGAGGACACTACGAGCCTTGTTGCAAGCACAGCTAAGGGCGGTATAGCTTATGAACATCACACAGCGTGGGATAAACAAAGCAAAGCACTCAGTGCTATAGCAAGGGCCCAGTCAGAGCTAACACGTATGATGAAGACCTACGATGAGCTGACGCGCTCACCACTTGCTACCGAGGAGCAACGTCTAAGAATTGATAACCTCAAGGCTCAGTTAGGCTCTAATGATGAGAGCGATACAGTAATTACTGGATTTACATTTGATAGGAGCGAGTACAATGGCAATACTGAACCTAGCCAAACTGATTAACCCAGTATTTGATGAAGTGCTCTACACCCTCAAGAGCCATGTAGTGCTCAAGGGTGGCCGTGCATCGACTAAGTCATCTGTGGTCTCTATTGACCTTGTAAATGACTTTATCAATGACCCTATGGGAAATGTGGTAGTCTTGCGGAAAGTCGGAAAGTACCTGAGGATGTCAGTGTATGAGCAGATAAGATGGGCCATCTATGAGATGGGGCTGGCTAACCAGTTTAAGTTTGGGAAATCACCCTTACAGATAACTCATAAACAGACAGGGACTGCTTTTTATTTCTACGGCGTAGACGATCCAATGAAACTCAAATCCCAGAAGATAGCCAAAGGCTACGTCATGTCTGTATGGTTCGAAGAGTTAGCAGAGTTTGCTGGCCGTGAAGACATTGACATTGTAGAGGATACTTTCATCCGTCAAGAACTACCTGATGGCAAACAGGTCAAGGTCTATTTCACTTATAACCCACCACGCAATCCCTATGATTGGATAAATGAATGGGTGGCTGAGAAAGCAAGTGATCCAACATACTTGATACATCACAGCACCTATTTGGATGATAAGCTAGGCTTTTTGTCTAAGCAGATGATTGAGAAGATAGAGCGGTACAAAGAGACTGACCCAGACTATTACCGCTGGATGTATTTGGGTGAGGTAATCGGCCTTGGTAATCATGTGTACAACATGAACTACTTTAAGCCACTAGATAGCCTGCCAGAAGACGATAGGCTTATCGGCATATCATTTGCCCTGGATACAGGACACCAGCAATCAGCAACGGCCTGTGGAGCTTACGGGCTCACTGCCAAGGGTAATGTTATCTTACTTGATACGTTCTACTATAGCCCAGCTGGCAAGACTGTCAAAAAGGCACCTAGTGAGCTCACTGTGATGATCCATGACTTTATAGACAAGGTCATGAAGACCTACAGAGTGCCGAAGCTCAAGATGACCATCGACAGTGCCGAGGGTGCTCTACGTAACCAATATTTTAAGGACTACGGAGAAAGATGGCGACCCGTGGCCAAGAAGAAAAATCAGACCATGATTGATATGGTTATCAGCTTACTAGCAGAGGGACGCTTCTACTACCTTGACATACCAGCTAACAAGATATTTGTTGAGGAGCATAAGATGTACCGTTATGATGACAAGACTATTAACTCTGATGATCCCAAAGTCATCAAAGAAGATGACCACACGGTGGATGAGTTTAAATACTTCGTCCTGGACAACGCCAGAGAGCTAGATTTGAAAGCCTAAGGAGCAAATAATGGGAATAGTACAGACTATCAAGAATTTTTTTACGAGGAGTAAATACGTGATGACGACGCAAAACCTAGCTAATATCACAGACCACCCAAAAATAGCAATATCTGGAACAGAGTATGACCGTATTGTGGAAAACATGAAATACTTTGCGGGAAGATATCCACAGATTGAGTACAAGGACAGCAACGGCACAAAGCAAAAGCGGGATTACAATCATTTGCCAGTAGGTCGCACTGCTGCTAAGAAGATTGCAAGCCTAGTTTTTAATGAACAAGCTGAAATCAAACTGGATGACAAGAATGCGGATAAATTTATCCAGGATCAGCTACAAAATGACCGTTTTATCAAAAACTTTGAGCGATACCTAGAGAGTTGTTTAGCTCTTGGAGGACTTGCTATGCGTCCATATGTTGATAATGGCAAGGTACGGGTGTCGTTCATTCAAGCTCCTGTATTTCTGCCTCTACAATCAAACACTCAGGATGTATCTAGCGCTGCTATTGTGACCAAGACGACCAAATCAGAGGGGCAGAAACAAAAGTATTACACGCTCATTGAGTTCCATGAGTGGAAAGAGGGCGACCAATACACAATCACAAACGAGCTCTACAAGTCTGATAATAAGGACACGGTAGGGGCTAGAGTGCCACTATCTATACTTTACGAGGATTTAGAGGAGACGGTTAATGTTAATGGCCTAAGTCGTCCGTTATTTACCTACTTGAAGACTCCAGGGATGAATAATAAAGATATTAACAGCCCTCTGGGTTTGTCTATCTTTGATAATGCTAAAACCACAATCGACTTTCTCAATGAGACTTATGACCAATTTATGTGGGAAGTCAAAATGGGACAGCGTCGCGTAGCCGTACCTACTCAGATGATTAAGACTCAGTACAATCAAGATGGTGAAAAGATTGTAGTTAAGCGTGAATTTGAAGCTGGTCAGAATGTTTATGAACAGTTCGACAACGGAGACATGGACAAAGGTATAGGTATTACAGACCTTACTACACCTATTCGATCTGATGACTACATCAAGGCTATTAACGAGGGCCTTGCATTGTTTGAAATGCAGATAGGCGTATCTGCTGGAATGTTTAGCTTTGATGGAAAATCAATGAAGACTGCTACTGAAATCGTATCAGAGAACTCTGACACGTATCAAATGCGCAACAGTATCGTAAGTCTCGTAGAGCAAGCGTTGAAAGAACTTATCATCTCAATGATTGAGCTTGCTATAGCTTACGATTTGTACAAAGGCAACGTCCCAACCATGGACAAAATCAGCATTAATTTAGATGATGGAGTCTTCACGGATAGAAACGCTGAGCTTGATTACTGGATCAAGGTGGTGACCGCTGGTTTTGGAACTCATGCGATGGCTATTGAAAAAGTGCTAAATGTGACACCAGCAGAAGCAATCAAGATTGAAAGTGAAGTCCACGGACACACGCTAGATGAAGCTAATTCAGAACGTAACCAGATGGATGTTGATATTTACGGAGAATAACCATGAAGAACTTTTTTAAAAGAATTTTGCCACCCAATCCAGCAAAAATCTTCATGCAAGGCACAAGAAACTTTTTGAACTTGCAAAGTCCGTCATTAAGACAGAGGGCTGTTGCGAAAAAGGCGGTGGAAGCAATGGGAGAGGGGTTGTATGGCGGTAAAAAAGGAATTGGTGAAGCTGAATGACCAGCAACTTACCCTAGACGCTAGTCAAGTATCCGAGCTTTATCATAAATTGACCCTTGAACTCTTTGACCAAGTGGTAGATAGACTGCTAGAGCGTGGGTCTGTAAGTCTTGCTGAGAACCCTTATATCTGGCAGTTAGAGAAGATGAACCAGATGGGGCTACTCAATGAGGAAAATGTGAAGTTGATTGCTGAATACTCTGGCATTGCAGAGGAGCAACTAAGGCACGTTATCGAAGGCGAGGGCTACAAGGTATATAAAACTACCAGAGACCAACTAGCAGAAACTTTGGGAGCAGATGATCTAGATGATGACTCTGAAATCCAGAACAATCTAGCAAGTTATGCTAACCAAGCTCTGGGAGATGTGAACAATCTTATCAATTCAACGCTACCGGAGAGCGTGAGAAGCGTTTTTCAATCCGTCATAGAGGAAAGTGTTGGTAAGGTCGTAACTGGCATCACAACGCCAGAGAGAGCTTTGAATGACACTATCATGAAATGGTTTGAAAAAGGTTTTTATGGTTTTACTGATAGCCAAGGTAAGCGATGGAAAGCAGATAGCTACGCCAGAACTATTATAAGGTCAACGGTCAAGCGGGCTTTTCGTGAAATGCGAACCGCACCAGCCAAAGAGTTTGACATTGACACCTTTTACTTTTCGAAAAAGGCCACTGCTAGAGAGGCTTGTGCACCTTTGCAACATCAGATAGTTACTTACGGCCCGCAAAGAGAAGAGAACGGCATCACGATCCTATCAATGGCTGACCACGGTCACGGCACGCCCGCTGGGTGTCTGGGTATTAACTGCGGTCATGACATAACGCCTTTTGTAGTTGGGTTCAACGAATTGCCAGACTTAGGGCCAGATGTCAAGGATATAAGCCCTAGCGAGGCCATAGCGAATGCTAATGCACAAGCTAAACAGAGAGCCTTAGAACGCAAAATAAGACGGTCTAAGGAGTTTCTACACGTAGCTAAGAAGTTAGGTGACAAGGACTTAATAAGCAAGTATAAGAGTAAGATACGTACTCAGCAGAGCACTATGCGTGATTTTCTAAAAGATAAGCCGTTCCTTCATCGGGATTATGCGAGAGAAAAATACTATGCCAATCCTTATGCAAAAGCTAGCAAACAGCTTGAAAAAGCAATAGAAAGTGGTAAAATTGTAAGTGTAAATAGTTCAACAGTTGGACACACTCCACCAGGTCGTATAGGAATACCAAATACGATTGTGCAACATGATAGCGTGAATGGAGAAGCCCTTGCAAGAGCATACTATGACGACCGTGGATTGAAGAACAAAGAAGTCCATTTTACCAATCATGGACGACCGGACAAGCACCCTTATGGGGTGAAAGGTGAGCACGTTCACGATTACATTTTTGACGACGAAGGAAAATTTGTCAGCCGAAGCACCAGAGAATTAACGAAAAATGAAAGAGAGGAGAATTTAGATATATTATGGCGATATTAGATGATTTACAAGCATTGTATGACAATGGTTGGGACGCTTCTTTTGATTATCAAGGCCAAGCATGTGGCATATTTCCTAATTCTACCTATGACATTTCAATTATGATTGGTGATGAGGAATATAAGGCAGCATCGTTTGACGATTTGATTTCTATTCTGATCGACGGAAAGACTTTGCCGGATATTATGAGTAATGTTGAAGTACAGTATTATTGATGAGCGCTTAGAACAATCTAGGCGCTTTTATTGTGCCCGAAAGGAGAACTGATGAACAAACGCATTAGGAAAAAGCGTGAGCTATATGATCGACTGAGGAAGTCAGAGGGTGCTGTGGATTATTTACTTAGCCAAAATAATCAGCTGTGGAACATTGTGGGTAGATTAGAGAAAATCAGTTCACAAAATATAAAAGTTACTAACAGCCGTTTTGATGATATTGAGAAAGATGTCCAAGAACTCAAGAAGCCACGAAAAAAGTCATGGTTTGGTTTTAGATAAGGAGGTGATCCGACATCTTGACAGGCGGGAATAGACTGCTATAAAACACTATAAACCACTATAAACCACTATAAACCGTATGGGATCCCGTACGGTTTTTTGCTTGACTTTATCCGCAGTCGGTAAAGAACGGAAGATAATACCTAATTTTAGGAGGAATTTAAGAATGGCGGAAGACATTCAAACACAAACTGACCAGTCAGTAAATGCTGGAGAAACCATTGAGTCACAAACTCAAGAGCAATCTATCAAGACATTCACTCAGGAAGAAGTGACTGGCCTTGTCGCTAAAGAGTCCAAGAAAGCACAAGAAAAAATCTTCAAAAGCCTAGGATTTGAAGACATCAAGAGTGCTAAGGAAGGACTCCAACAACTCAAAGAGTGGAAGGACTCACAAAAGAGCGAGGTCGAGAAACAGTCAGAGGCGCTTGCTGTTAAAGAGAAAGAGCTAGAACATGCTTTGTCGGACAAAAAGAACCTGGAAGCGAAACTGTCAGCTCTGACTTTAGGAGTAAATGCTGAGTCTGTTGACGATGTCATCACTCTATCTGCTCGCTTGGTAACAGATGAGGTATCTATTGAGGATGCTATCGGCCAAGTATTGCAGAAATATCCTCAATTTGGTCACACAGAGCAAGCTGAGGAGAAGAAGCCGACGTTTTCAGTCGGAGGCAACCCAACGGCTGAAACAAATCGAGAAGATGCCTTTATGAAGGCTCTAGGACTAACAAATTGATAGGAGAATAATCAATGACAATTAACTACATCACTAAACATGAGGGCACTTTTGAAAAGAAATTGATGCAAGGTGCCCTTACAAGCATTTTGGAAACACCACAAGTAAACTGGTTAGGCGCTAAGTCGTTCGAATTACCTACAATTTCTGTAACAGGTTATAAGGCACACACACGCTCTAAGGGTTACAATGCTGGTACAGTTTCAAACGACAAGAAAGTTTACACTCTTGGTTTTGACCGTGACGTTGAGTTCTTTGTAGACTCTGCAGACGTAGACGAAACAAACCAAGAACTTTCAGCTGCTAACGTATCTAACACGTTCATCACTGAGCACGCAACTCCAGAAGTTGACGCTTACCGCTTCTCTAAACTTGCAACAGAAGCTATCACAGGTACACACTTCAAGTCTGAAACTGACTTGTCAGAAGTGAATATCTACTCACGCTTGAAAGCTGCCCTTTTGCCAGTTCGTAAATACGGCGCCCAAAATATCGTTATGTACGTTTCAAGTGAAGTAATGGACTTCCTAGAACGCTCTAAAGATTTCACACGCTCAATCGCTACTACATCACCTCAAGGCATTGACACCCGTGTCACTTCACTTGATGGAGTTCAAATCATCGAAGTTTGGGATGATGCACGTTTCAAGACTAAGTTTGACTTTACGACAGGTTTTGTCAAAGCGTCAGATGGTAAAGATATCAATTTCTTGATCGTTGCTAAGCCAGCAGTTATCGCAAAGGCTAAATTCAACTCAATCTATCTTTTCGCACCTGGTCAACATACAGAAGGTGACGGATACTTGTATCAAAACCGTTTGTATCATGACCTCTTTGTCCTAGAGACTAAGAAAGACGGTGTCTATGTATCTTATAAATCAGCTTAATAGGGGGTGAAACATGAAGAAGTACGAGAAAAACAATCAAGTCTACACTGTTCAAGAGGGAAGTGAACTTGAAATTCAATTGATTGCTGATGGGTTCAAGGAGAAGAAAGAGGAAAAAGACTCTGTTTCTGACCCTTACAATAAAATGACCGTGGATGAATTGAAAGCCCTTCTCGAAGAGCGTTCTATCCCACTTCCAGAGGGGAAAGTTACTAAAAAGGATCTTACAGCCCTTTTAGAAAAAGGTACCGAGGAGGAGTAGACTAAATGGCTAAATATAAAGCTACATCAAACGTCGTATTTCTTATCGACGGCAAAGAGCAAAACTATGACAAAGATGTTGAATACGACATGAATGTCAAGTCAGCAGATGAGCTTAATGCCAAAGGAGAGCTCTCGCATCCAGAACTAAGCCCGTTTTTTGTACGGGTGGACAACAAAAAAGAAGAGACAGAAGAGGTTGGAGCATAGTCAGCCTCTTTTAATTTTAAAGGGGGAATGATTATGACCTATTTGTCTTACGATGAATACCTTGACTTGGGATTTGATGTGACAGATAGATTTGACGAATTATACAAGCGAGCAGAAATGACTGTCAACTTGTATATTCGCAATTTCTACGCATATAGAGAATTTGACAGCGATTTTGAACCACGCAAACAAGCAGTCAAGAATGCAGTTGCTAACCAGATTGCATATTTAGAACGCACTGGTGTGATGACTGCAGAAGAAAAGCAATCACTTGCAAGCGTGACTGTCGGGCGTACTACTGTAAGCTATCAGAATAGCTCACAGAACGCTTCCACTGGCAAGCGGTATAACTTATCACTTGACGCTGAAAACTGGCTGAATATGGCTGGTTTTACTTATAGTGGGGTCTGCTATGATCGATAAACGAATGCTAGTAGATGAAGCTATCATCAAGAAGCGGGTAGGTATGGACGAGTGGGGCGCTGAATTGTTTAGCGAGGACTTGTATATAAGCCCTTGTCGGTTTGACCAAAGTACAAATCACGTACAGTCGCAGAAGTCTGGTGCAAGTAAGAACCGCACGGTTAACTACGTAGGTGTCCTATACATTGATACAGACTACTGCAATGTAGAGATTGACCCATCATACATTGACGGTCAGTTGATCGTGGACAATCAAGCCTATATTATTAGTCGAATTATCCCAAACAGACACCCTATGAATAAGCGTATTTTAACTTACGAAATCGAGGTGATCTAATGGGCATCACTATCAAGGTTGATTTGAGCGGTGCTAACAAAAAAGTGTCTGGTGCTAGTCTTAAAAAGGCAGAATACGCAATAGCTAACCAAGCGATGCTAGATATGGAGCAATTCGTTCCATATAGAGGCCCTTCTGTTGGCGGTGCTTTGAGAGGTTCTGCCCACGTATCGGGTAACAAGATTATCTACAACACGGTATATGCGAGAGCGCAATTCTACGGGTCTGCTTATAACAAGTATCGCAGTTTCACTTTTAGCAAGTACACAACCGCTGGCACTGGCAAGCGATGGGATTTAAAGGCTACCGCTATGTATGGTAGCAGGTGGGCAGAAAAAGGTAAGGAGGCTATGGGTCTATGACGAAAAACATCGGGAAAAACGACTTTTTGCAACAACTCAACGACTTTATCAATACGCTCAATCTTCCTATCCCTTGTCGTATGGACTATCTGGACGAGGACGAAAGCCTAGTATGCTATCCACTCGCTGGTGGCAAAGTCAATACGCTCTATATGGATGAGGCAAAAGATGTCACACTGCCTTTTGAAATTGCTATCAAAACCAAAAGTCACAATAAAGCAAACACTTGTATCTGGGCTATTAACGAGGCATTGTCAGAGTTTAACCTGGAATTGCCTAGTAAAAATGGCTCGTATGAGTTTGAAAACCTAGTGGTTGCTATGCCGTTCTTGAACGACAGAGACGATCAAGGATATTACATCTATTTACAAGATATTCAAGCGAATATCACAGTATTTTCAAAATGAAAGGAACATAACTAAAATATGGCACGTTTTAAAAACGCCCTACGTGGGCATTTTATCGCACCCGTTACTGATCCAAAACAAAAGCCAGAGAAATCTGCATACTTGGAATTGGCTAAATGGATTGAAGACGTAACGGACGACACAGATGAGGCTACTACTTCTGTAGCTTACTATGATGGAGACGGTACAGAAGAAACAACAGTTACCTCTGTAAAAGGCTCTTACACTTTTAAAGGCACTTACGACAAAGAAGACCCAGCAATGAAACACATCGCTGGGCTCAAATACAAACTTGGTAATGACCGTTTGGTTTGGCATAAAGTTGTAGATGCTGACAACAAGAATGAGACAGTGGGTATTGCTACTGTTTCAGATATTAAAGCGGGTTCTGGTGCTGCTGCAGACTACGAAGAATTTGGATGCAAAATCTCTTATAATACGCTTCCAGAAACTACCGCAGTTGTGGGATAATTCCCTATCGAGGCGCTATCTGTTCAGGTAGCGCTCTTTTTTTTGTACTGAAAGGAGATTTAAAGATGACTATTAACATTAACATTGAACGCTCTGGTTTTCCAATTAAAATCGGAGACTTTGAATTTTGGTTTGACACTTCGACAGAGGCACTAGTGAAATTCGCAGATGTGACACAGACAATCACTGAACGCTTTAACGAGTATCAGAAAGAGCTTGTGGAACGCTCTCAAAATGGTGAGTTTGACGATGTGAAAGAGGGTGTTATTGATGCCAAGGTAGCACAGCAAGCGATTGAAATGGAAAAGAAACTGCTTGAAATCAAGTATGATGCGTTTTTTGGGGATGGAACTTTTGCCAAACTATATGAAAAATATCCAGACTATTTAGCCCTTGGTGATGCGCTTGAACAAGTGGATGAACTTGTGGCCAAAGAATTAGAGAAGATCCAGAAAGAGCGTGCTGATAAGGTTAATGAACGCACTAGTCAGTATCTCCAAAAATCAGAGAAGAAAAAACGCAAAACAAAAAAGTAGGGCACGCTCATGAAACTAAATGAGCCACTACTAAATAGCTTTGAGCTGAATGGAATAGAGTATGATATCGACTGCTCTTTTGACACGGTACTAGATGTCTTTGAGGTATTTGGCGACGACTTGCTAAATGAATTGGAAAAATTCCAAGTGGCAGTACAAATCATGACCGGTCAACATATCACAGATGCTCTTACCTTTCTTACCGTCTGGGAATACATAGACGAGCATTTTATCAAGACACGGAAAGAAAAGCCCGTACTTGATAGAAATGGCAATCCTATGCCCGTACCAAAGGAAGAGATAGACAAGGTAAGATTGCTAGACATCGAAGAAGACGCAAGCGACATCTACGCTAGTTTTAGGATGGCCTATGGTATCAATCTTTTTGAAGAACAAGGGAAAATGACATGGCAAGAATTTTCTGCATTGTTAAATGGAATGCCAGATAATACGCCAGTCGCACGCTTGATACAGATAAGAGACTGGAAGCCGAAACCACACGATCCGGCAGACTACAAGGCGAATATGCGTAAATTACAAAACAAATATAGATTAGATAGGGAGGAGGAATAGATGGCAGACGGAAAAATAGTCATTGACGTGCAAGTCAATGGTAATAAGCTATCTGCTCTGGCTAGTGATTTAAAAAAGCTAGAGTCAGATGCTAACCGTTCCTCTAATGGCTTCAAATCTGCTAGTCAGACACTGCAGAATGCTGGCAACCAAGCTAGTAAGGCTGGTGAAGGTTTTAAAAAGGCCGGTGATGATGCCGGAAAAGGCGGTGAGAAAGCCAAACAAGCCACTAGTGGTTTTGACAGACTAAAAGAAAGTATTAAAAACTTTTCAGTTGGTGCTATTGCATTCAAGGCAGTTAACGCCGGCCTTGATTTAATCACATCATCTCTGGACAAGGCTATTGATCGTTTTGATACAATGCAACGCTTTCCAAAGGTTATGCAATCGCTTGGGCATTCGTCCAAGGACGTAGCACAGTCAACTAAGGAGTTGTCGAACGGCATCGAGGGTTTGCCTACAACACTTGATACAGTTGTAGCAACAACTCAAAAACTAACCTCTATGACGGGCGATTTGAAGACATCTACCAAGTTAACAATCGCTCTAAATAATGCGTTTTTGGCCTCTGGTGCATCTACAGAAGATGCCAGTCGTGGTTTGCAACAATATACCCAGATGTTATCTGCTGGTAAGGTTGATATGCAATCATGGAAGACCCTACAAGAGACCATGCCTTATGCCTTGCAAAAGACTGCAGAGAGCTTCGGCTTTGCTGGTGCATCGGCCCAGAAGGACTTTTATGCAGCATTACAAAGTGGACAAATCACTTTTCAAGATTTTAGTAAGCGTCTGATTGAACTCAACAAAGGCACTAATGGTTTTGCTGAAATGGCCCGTAAGAACAGCGAGGGTATCCGTACATCATTTGGTAATATCGTGAATGCAGTAGCTAAAGGTATCGCTAACGTGATTGATGCCTTCGACAAATTAAGCAAGGCTGTTACTGGTAAGAGTATTGCCCAGAATTTGGACAGTATAAAAGCAGTAGTAAATAGCGTATTTAAATTTATTGTAGATGCTATCAATGGTGCTACGCCTATTTTAAAAGGCTTTGTACAAGCCTTAGGACATCTAAAGCCTATCCTAGACCCGTTATTAGGTGCTTTGGGCGGTGCAGTCGTAGCAATCTTAGCCTTTAAGGGTGCTATGCTTGGTCTCGCTATCATTAAGGGTATAGGTGGCCTAATTGGCAACCTTGTAACCTCACTAACCACGCTAGCTAGTACGTCTATAGTTGCTCAAGGGGCAACAGTGGGTCTTTCTGGTGCTCTGGCCACGCTATCATCTGGTGGTGTCTTGATAGTAATCGGTGCTTTGGTCGGCCTAGCTTCTGCCCTATCGCAAGATAGCGAGGCAATGAAGGAAGCTAAAGCTAAGTCAGAGGAATATCAACAATCAATCAAGAGCCTTAATGATAGTGTCAAGACTGGAAACGAAAGCTACGAAGATCGTAGACGTGAAATCAAGGCCACTGCAGAAGATAATGAGCGATTAGTTAAGAAAATTGAAGAATTAAGCGCAGTAGAGAATAAGACTGCTGCACAGAAGAAAGAACTTGCTTCATCCGCTGAAATTCTTAACTCACGCATTGACGGTTTAAACATCGCATATGATAAGGCCACTGGCACTATTAATATGACTGCGGAGGCTATCAGAAAACAGATTGAAATCTCCAAACAATCTGCAGAGGCAGAGGCAGCAAACCAACGACTAGTTGAAATTGCCAAGCAACGGCTAGAAGTTGATGACAAGATCGCAGATGTCAAGAAGAAGCAAAAAGAAGAGCTAGAGAAACTTGACAATGCAGAGGGCAAATACGGCGCTAGCATTTTATCTAACTCTGCAAAAGAAGAAATACGGAACGGAATACTCGAAGATAGCGCAGAAAAAATAAAGTCACTAGAAGAAAGCAAGAAATCACTTGCTGACTCCGAGCAACGGGCCACAGACATAATCGCTAGTGCTAACGAAGCACAAGCTAAAGCGGTTGAAGATGCTTCTGGTCGCATGAAGTTGTCATGGGATACGATGGACGAGAAACAGCGCAAGCTAGCTGAAGACATGAGAGCCCAGTATGAAGCTCTCAAAGGCGATGTACAGAACGCCTTCCAAGCTATCGAGCAACAGACTGCCTTATCTGCAGAGCAGATGACTGCTAACTTGCAACAGAATATTGACGCGGTGGACAAGTGGTCGCAAAACCTTGAAATCTTGGCACAACGTGGACTTGACCAAGGTCTTATCGAACAGATGCGACAAGCTGGGCCTAAGATGGCAGAACAGACACAAGCCCTTGTTAATGCCTCTGATGAGCAATTAGGAGCATTAAACGGTAAGTGGACAGAGGCGGGAGATAAAGCAAAAGAAGGCTTTTTGCGAGGCATCCGTGCGACTGGTGTAGAACTAGCACCAGAAGTGCAAGCGATGGTTACCGCTATTGGTAACGAGTTTAGAGATGCGCTAGCAGAAGCTGGTTTTGATGTAAAAGCTAGAGAAATTCCAAAGCAAGCTGCAGATGGTATCCGTGCCGGTAAAGAGGATGTAGCACAAGCGTCCTCTGAAATGACAGAAGCCTCTAAGCAAGCGTTTAATAACTTACCAACAGAAGCCAAATACGGAGGCGCGCAAGTAAGTAGTGGATATGCACAAGGTATCACAGATAATACACCACTGGTGCAGACTGCTTCTGACTTGCTAAAAGGCACTGCTGTCAGTGCTATGAGTACACTGGCTGGCGAAGGACAAACCGCTGGCTCTAATTTTGGTGGTGGTGTCTCTACTGGTATTAATTCATCGCAAGGATCAGTAACGGGTGCTAGTCTTGGAATGACGATTGCAGCAGCAGGCCAAATGATATCGATGTCTCTTAAAGGTATGACTGCTGGGCAACAATTTGGGGGAGGTATCTCTCTTGGTATTGGACTAAAACAAGGTCAAGTAAGCTCATCATCCAAAGGTTTGCAATCCTCTGCCAAGCAGAGCGTGGCATCTCTTGGGTCAGATGGGCGCAGTGCCGGTGGACAATTCGGTGGCGGTCTAGCTAGTGGAATTTCTTCTAGAGGCGGTTCAGTGGCCGGTGCATCTTCTAGCTTGAAGCATACCGCTAATGCTCATTTACAAGGTGGTTTTGGCGGTGCGTACAGTGCTGGTCTCTCAATCGGTGAAGGCCTAAGTGCTGGTATCTATGCTATGGCTGGATCAGTAGCAAGTGCGGCCGCATCCATAGCGAGTGTTGCAGTCGGTGCAGCACGATCTGTTTTGCGTATCAACTCACCTTCCAAGGTCTTTCGTGACCAAATCGGGCGAGCAATCCCAGAAGGTATGGCAGTCGGTATCGAGAAGTTTAGCTACTACGTAGACGACAGCATGACTGGATTGAGTAAAGATGTGATAGATGCTGGTAAGGCACTTGCTGACCGTGTGTCATTCACACCAGAGAGCGCTCTGGGTCTCACTGGCTCAATCAGTCCTAGCTTTGGAGCTAGCAGTGTATCTAACTCTAGTGTTACTAACAACTACACACTCAACGCTAACGGAACTGCGAACGATAATTTCTTTAGCCCAGAGAATATGCGACGGCTCTTGCGCGAACTTGCTTATTATACAAACTTGGAAGGAGGTAGAATGGCGTAATGGGAACATTTACTTTTGACGGCGTATCCAGTCTTACACATGGATTGCGCGTGACTAAGGATTACATCATCACATCAACGGGAAACGATGTAGAAGTAATCGCGGTCCCTGGACGCGATGGTGAACTTATCATCCCAAATAAAAGGCTAAAATCAAAATCAATCGAGCTTCCGTGCACGATCAAGTCAAATAAACCTCTTTCCGAGGTAGCTGTGGATATCTCAAACTGGCTACTGGTTGACGGTTACAAAGACTTGACCTTATCCTGGGATCCAGAATTCATCTATAAGGCTTGCTATATTGAGACATTTGAAATTGCTACCATCATGAAGCAGTTTGGCACAATCAAGCTGAATTTCAAATGTCACCCGATTAAGTTCTATAAAGACGGGCTTACCAAGTTTTCAGCTTCAAATAGTCTATACATTAATGGTAAAGGTAACGTGCAGGCGAAACCGATCATTAAGTTGATAGGTAGCGGGACAACTACCCTCTCAATTAATGGACGTAGAACCATGCTGAAAGACGTGCAAGGGCATATCGTGCTGGATATGCAAGCAAACCAAGTCTATTCCGGCAATCTGCCAGCCTGGGACAAGGTTGTAAGAAGTCCGCAGTACCAGATGCCATTTCTGGATCCTGGACGTAATTTGATTAGCTGGGATGGGAACTTCACGATTGAAATCACGCCCTATTGGGGGGTTAAAGCATGAAGCCTATTTTATATAAAGCTAATGAAACGACATTTGAAACTTACGGACTTGGTGAAATTGACGCAACCAAGGCCCTTGTAACCAGGGAACGTAATGGGAATTACACCCTGTATATTGAGTACCCGGCTAATGGGCCGCTTGCCAGTGTGTTTAAAAATGACATGAGGATCAAGTCTGATGCTGGTTTGAGAACCAAAAATCAGACTTTCTTTATTTCTCGCATCGTCAAAGATAGCACAGGCATTTTAAAGATATATGCTAAGCATATCAGTCATTTGACCGAAACAATGGCTATTAGAAATAATACCCTTGTATCAGGGACGGCTCAGTCAGCATTGGCTATCTGGGCTTCTAATACCCTGGGTGGTATTCGTTTTGATGTGTGGTCTGATATTGAGTTATCGTCCAAGGCTAGCTGGGATATTGCTAACTTTAAAACAGCTCGTGATGTGCTTGGTGGGGTTTCGGGTTCAATTCTTGATGTTTGGGGCGGTGAGTATGAGTTTGACAATACCACTATTAGGCTTCATAAACAGTTAGGACGCAGAAGCCCTATTGTTTTAGAGTACGGTCGAAATATCTTGCGCGCAGAAGATGACCAAGATATCGAGAGCGCTTATACAAGCGTCTATCCTTATGCGACGTATACCCCAGAAACTCAAGGGACAGGCGACGCGACAGGAAGCAGTCAACAGGTCACGGTTGAACTACCAGAAAAATACGTAGACGGCCCTTATATTGGGTTGTATAACGAGCGCCGGGTCTTAATTGTAGACTTTTCTTCCAACTTTAAAGAAAAGGAAGTGCCGACTGTTGATAAACTGCGAAAACTAGCGAAAGATTACGCAATCAATAACCGTCTGGGACTTCCTAAGATCAATACTAAGATCGAGTATGTTGACTTATCAAAGACACTTGATTATCAACTAACCCAGATTTTGGAAGAAGCTGAACTATGCGACATCGTGCCTATTTATTACCCAGAAATTGGGCTTACAAGCGAAGATGCCAAACTGACAACTATTGTCTATGATGTACTTTTAAATCAGAATGACAGCGTGTCGGTTGGAGTTGTCGGAGATGGTTTTAGATCATCCATGCAGAGCGGTCTGGCTGGTAAGATTGACGACCTGGCCAGCAACCAACAACGTCTAGTAAACACCTTGCCAGATTACTTGTTAAACGCCCAAGGCAATAAGGTCTGGTATAACCGTCCAGATGATACCATCGAGCATAAAGTCGGTGATATCTGGTTTGAGAAGAATGGTCTCTATGACCGAATGTATATCTGGAATGGGTCAATGTGGGAGAAACGCATTGACACAGAAGATGTGGATAAGGTCAAGAAAGAGGTCAATAGGAAACTAGAAGAAGCCAAGACCACTACTGACCGGGCCATCGCACAAGCTAACCAAAAAGCAGAGGAGGCCTTAAAAAAAGCCGGCACGCTTCCGGATACGACCAAGCTGTCAGACCAAATCAAACAGCAGATTTTATCAAGTCAAGACTTGAAGCAGAAAGTCACGGAAACTCTTAATCAGACCGACGGCGGAGTCATCTACAATAAAATCTTGCAGAATGTCAAAAATGAGTTCGTTGAGCAGAAAGATATTGGGCCGGTATTGGCCGGTATTAACCAAAAAATTTCGAAGCAAACCATAGAATTTCAAAAACTGACTGAAAGCAATAAACTCTATGAGCGTATCATCGGTACATCCGAGACAGACGCACCAGACAAGCTATCACGTTTGGTTATGTCTAGTGAGATATTTCAAACGGAAGTTGGGAAGTATGCCACGTCTGGTGGCCCGAATATGCTTCGAAATAGTCGAGCAGATGATGGCTTGAATTATTGGACCGAAGCAAACGGACGACTTAGTTTTACAAGTCATCATTTTTATTTAAACGGACAAAAACGAATGTTTTTGCTCTCAAACGGATCTTTTGTCCACAGCCCACGGTTTATCATCAAACAAAATACAAATTATATGCTCAACTTAACAGCATTTGACGCTAACACGTCACGCTTTAAGATTATTTTTTGCAAACGAAGAAAAGGCTCTACGAATGACTTCGACGAAATGCAGACAATCTTTGATAAAACTGGATCACCAGCATTTAACTCAGATAGAGCTGTCAAGAAGTCATTTAGCTTTAACACAGGAATGTTTGATGAAGGGTATTTGCTATTTAATTATCAAGGCTTCCCTAACGTCTGGTCTGGCCTATTTATGACCGAACTTGATTTTTATGAAGGTTTTAGTGATCGTTTATGGCAACCGAGTCCAGAAGATAGTACAGAGTCTGTCGAAGCAGTCCGTACGCAAATGACACAGCTCGCGGGGTCTTGGTCAGTCAGAAACCTAAACAGCAACGGCGACGTGCTCAACTCAATCAACTTGCTTGCAAATGGTACAAACCGAATAGATGGACGGCTAACGCACATCACGGGGCAGACTATTATTGATAATGCAGTTATTCAGGACAGCATGATCGAGAAGGTATCCGCTAACAAGCTAACTGCTGGGACTATCGACGCCCGCGAAGTTGATCTAATTAACTTAAACGCTAAAAGCGTTACATCGGGAACGTTTAAAGGTTTAACGTTCGAAGGCGGGATTATTCGAGGAAATAACGGGAATACTGTAATTGATCTAAACAATAATATTACGGCGTACAACGGTTCGGCAATTATTCAGTTCAAATCGCCTCACAACACGCTAGAGTTTAACTCGGGCGGACGAAAGGCGTTCTTATCTCCGACAATTTCAAGCGGGACAAATTATGCTTCCTTCGCTTTTGGGGTCAATGATAGAGGAGAAGCAAATCCAAACAAGAATTTTACTGGGATGAAAGTTTTCAACAATCCAAACAATAGAGGCGTTTATCTAATTGGTAACGTCCATATCGTGAAAGACTCCGTCACGGAAGACGCTCCAGCAAGATCATTGATCGATTTGTTTCATTATATCAACGATAACTTTAAGAGATTGAGAGACTACCGCGTTCAAAACGGCGAAGGCTCACCCGGCTTTTGGGACGTGTCATTGTAAAGAAAGGGCAAACATGAACACAGTAGATAAAATTGTAAATGATATCGCGCAGAAGCTCGCGAACGCTATCGTAGAGGCTACAAATTACAAGGTCTTATACGAGGAAGAAAAAGAAAAACTCGAACAAGTGCAAGCACAGCTTGAACAAGCACAAGCACGACTTAACGAAGTAAGCCAAACCCTCGAAGCAGACGAGGCATTGAAAGAGCTATTCGATGAAGTAGCACAAACACAACACAAGGGAGAATAACAATATATGTCATTTAAAGTAGTTAATAAGTATTTACAAGAAGCTGGTAAAACATTTGTCGCAATCCGACAAGACGCACCATATACGGCCTTTGACCGTGTACTGATTGGTGACCGCACCAATGAGTCAGATGACTCACTTATCCAAGCGGTATTAGGTCAAATTGCCACTGAATTTAACCCGGCCGAGGGCGTGAAGAAGCTACAAGAGGACTTGCATACACAGGCCCAAAATTATGAAGCTAAACTTGCGAAGAAAGACGAAGAAATCCAAAAGGTGAAAGACGTGGCAGAGTGGAGCGTACTCGCTCGCGTAACTGACGTAGATCGTCCACTTGATCCAACAGTCTTTAAACGCGGCCTTGAATTGGTTGACCTTGGTAAAACAGGCGTAACTTATCCAGCACAAGCGATCTTTGCGCTCGAAGATCCAAACCATACCGAAAAATTCCAGGAAGGTAAACGTGTCATGGTCCAAGTGAACCAGCCATTCACTTACAAAGGCGAAACCTTGGAACAGCTCGAAGCATTGCACCAAAACGGAAAAATTGGCATTTGGAAGTGGACCGAGCCAAAACCAGAGCCAAAAGGCGAGCTTGAAACTCAACCCGTACAATAAAATCACTTACACTAAAAGGAGGGACTATGACATGGCTTGATGTAATTGAGAGGATTATACACGAAATATCTCAATTAGGCCCTACAATCGGACTCATTGTTTCCAGTTGGTTTGGATTGCTTGCTGGTAGGTCTGGTAATCTCAATAAACAACAGTTCAACGAGCTAAAGGACGAACTTGGAGCAATCCAGCACTCAGTCAATGATATCCGAGAGGTAGGAGAAGATAATAACAAGAAGATTAGTGAGGTAAATGACAAGCTAATCGTCCATGATGAGGCTCACTTGGTCACGATGTATCTACGGTTAGAGCGTGATATGACTGTTGCAATCAACCGAGGGTACACTACTGTACATGAGTCGGACATTGTGCATAGAATGCACGAGAACTACAAAAAACTTGGCGGTAACGGGCGCATAGATAGCCTATTTGCCAAGTTCAATTATTTAGAAGTGAGGAACTAAAATATGAATAAAATCAACTGGTCTGTACGTTTTACGCTTAAAAACAAAGCATTTATGACCCGCTTGGCTCTTGCCATCGCTTTGCCAATTTTGACATACTTCGGACTTAATTTCCAAGATCTAACAAGTTGGGGGGCTGTATTTAGCTTGCTTGGCAAGTTTGCATCTAACCCTTATCTTATTGGGTTGACAATCGCAAACGTCCTCAACATCATTCCAGACCCTACTACAGCTGGTTTTGGAGATAGTAAGCGTGCGCTTAACTACTACGAGCCACACAATGACTAAAAGGCTATTTATAAAAATAGCGCTTTTTTTGTTAGCCGTCATCTCATTTTGGGTGACGGCTTTTGATTTTAAGGAGTAATAAAATGACAACATTACAAGACGTTATTGGATTTGCTGAAAACCTTGCTGACCAAGGTGTAGGAGTTGATGCGGATAATTCTTGGGGGACGCAATGTGTGGATTTGCCAAACTCAATCTCAATCAACTTCTTTGGTCGTGCCCTTTGGGGCAACGCTATCGACTTGCTCAACTCTGCCCGTGATTTAGGTTATGAGGTGGAATATAACCAAGAGGGAAATCTGGACAGTAAACCACGAGCTGGGGCGGTATTCGTTCAAGAAACCATCTATCTATTCGGGCATCCATACGGTCACACTGGACTAGTCATTGAGGACTCAGACGGATACACCATGCGTACTATCGAACAGAATATAGACGGTAATGCGGATAGCCTCTATGTAGGTGGCCCGGCACGATACAACACACGCAATTTTGATGGTATCGTAGGTTGGTTCTACTTCCCGCTTGATAATGCCGATTATCAACCTGTACAAGCTACAACTACAGGAGATGGCACAATCACGGAAGAAAACGGAACATTTACAGTTGAAGTCTCAGCCCTCAATGTCCGTGATAAGGCTGGCTTAGACGGCGCTATCGTCGCTGTATATGGAGCAGGTGAGACTATCAACTATGATGGCTACTGTGACAAAGATGGTTATATCTGGATCACTTACATCGGTGCATCCGGTAACCGTCGCTATGTGGCAGTCGGTCAATCAGAGAACGGGCAACGTGTTACAGATTTTGGATCATTCGCCTAGATCGTGAGGTGATAATGTGAGATTAAACTCTACGAACCTAAAGCAGATAGGTGGTGGTAAAATCGTCAAACAAGGTGATAGCGCCTCTCTATTTGAGTATAAGTTGCTCGATGAAGACCACAAGCCAGTAGAAGAATTAAACGGCACAGAAGCAAAAATAATGCTATATAACACAAGCGGCAAGGTAAGTATAGACACAACGGTTACTAACTCTGGCATCACGTTTAAACTTGCCAAACCGCTTCCTATCGGTCTATATACCGTAGAAGTGGTAGCGGGTGGGTATGTGTTCCCTAGTGACCGCAGAACCACGCTAGAGGTCACACAATCGGCTGATGAATACACAAGCAGTGAGTTGCTTGACCTGGTGAAAAATGATGTTAAAGCAGAAATAGACAAGTACGTCGCACAACATCCGAACGGCACGCAAGCAGAAGAACTGCCAGACCTTACCGTACTATACAATCTAGCTAAAATTTGAAAGGATAAGAAATGACTTTAAATACAGAGAAATTAACTAAATTCGCTCAAGCAGTCGGTACGGATATCAAGGATATCAAGACTCAACTTGCTAACAAGGCTGAAAAATCAGAAGTCGGTCAAGGTGGCATCACACAACAACAGTTAGACACTGCTATCCAAGGTGTTAAGACTGCTATCTTGGGTGAGGGTGTACCAGAAGAGTTGGACACTTTGAAGGAGATTGCTGAAAAAATCAAAGCTGGCGAAAACCCAGATAGTGCGATTGTGTCCAAGATGACTGAATTGGGTGAGAAATTCACCACGCTAGAAAATACTGACTTTGTACAGATTTATAATTCTGCCAAAAATACCCTCTAAGGAGGTGAAACATGGAGAAATTAAAGAAAGCTATAGAAGCTATCGGGCGTGATATTGGAACAATCCAAGCTAATCAAGGTGGAGCGCTACAGACTGCTAAGGCTTATGAGTTATTCCCTACCTATGCCACGCTTCAATCTCAAATGACTAATAACATTAGAGACAAGCACGTAGAACTTGGTCTGGATGCTCTCATTGACGACAAACTGAAAAATGGCGGTGACCCGTTCGTCACTAAGTCGAAAATTCCAGTAGTGGACACTACACAGCTAGCTACCAAGAATGACTTGGAAGAATTAAAGCGCTCCGTCGGTTCTGGTTCTGGTGGTGCTAGTGGCGAATTGAAAGGACAAGGCTTTCCGTACGCTTTAAATGCTGACATCGGTACAATTTATACCGATACAACGGCTAAAAACGGAGCGGTGAAGTGGATCAAGAAAACTGCTGGAACTGGCTCTAACGCTTGGTCTGTATTGTTTGGCGATGTCAAACACAAGCCAAGAATTTCATCGAGCCAAAACAATGCGTATGTCGAGTTTAGACGTATAAATTCCACGGTAGAGATCGGATTTGGTGGCCTCTCTTGGGGTTGGTTTGGAATCGTTAGACGAGGTGCGCCCAGTTACGTTCCACAAGGTTCAGACAGAGAACGAAACGTGGTGATCTTAAACGTCGGTGGTATACCCGTCGGTTTTCGTGCCACTAGCTCAAAACTGGGTATTATGACTAACGACAAGGGAAAACGTTTGGGAACATTCTATTTAGGTGGGCCGGGTGACGGCAACCAGCTACGCTTACAATTTGATGATCCAGTCCCAACAGACAGAGATATCGGAGATTTACGATTCACTAATATGTCGTATACCACGGACGACCCGTGGCCAGAAACACTATAAATTTATGAACATATAAGACACACACCCTCCCAAAACGGGAGGGCTTTTTTTTATTGTACAGTTTTGTTGACGTCAACAAAATTGCTTTTTTCTGTTATAACGGCAATTTTCAAAAATGTCTATTATAACGGAAAATTTCTGTATAAAACCTTGATTTTATTAGTTAACAGTGGTATAATAATAGTACACAGATTTTGAACAATCTACTAAATAACCAAGTGAAGATAGGGTGACACCTTGCTTGGATTGCATACATAATTCCCGTTGCACTTTTTGTGAGATATTGCAAGAAGATAAGTAATTCTCTTTTGAGTAATCAGAAGAGGTCATGGAGTGTAAGAAGATTGAGGGTGTATGCAGTATAGAGGTTGTGCGTAATTAGACCATTATCAGACGGTGGCAGTGACAATAGACGCTTCCAGTGGAAGAATAATCTAGCAAGGCCTTATGTAGCAGTAAGAACCAAACTAGAAAAGCTATAATAAACTGTTTTGCACTTGAGGTTGAGACATCAGCCAATAACACCAAAGATAAGTACAAGTAGCCCAAATTGTGCAGATAAAACATTGGATATATTTATGCTTAAAATATTAATCTGAATGTCGGGTGAAAGTTGGACGTAACCAGTCGTGCCTAGCCATTTAATCGCTACGGAAGTTATAGGGTCGCTCCTTATGGCTCAGACCGTGGTAGGCTATCGGTCAATAAATTGCGTACAATCGAAGTAGAGCGAAGGCTCATTTAATAGATTGTTTAAAGTTTGTGTATACCCTTGCTCCTTGCAAGGGTTTTTCTTTTTGAAAAATTGATAAATTTACTATCCTTGATTGAAATGCTAGTTGTTTTGCTCATTATCAGCGTTCTTCTCTTGCTCTTTGTTC